TTCAAGATATTGTAGGTAGTCATGGTAACATACAAGCCATTGTAGGTGGTGAGTCTGCTGGTGTTATTTTTATGGAAAAAGCTATCTACAGAATGTCTTATGTAGGTGTTCCATTAGTATTTCAGTTTGACAAAATAGCAGACAATATTGGTGCATTTGCACCTAAGTCTGTTGCTTCTTATGGAAACATGGTTTTCTTTTTAGCACAAGATGGTTTTTATAAATTAACTGGTGGACAACAATTAACACCTATTGGTAATGGTAAAGTAGATAACTTCTTTTTTGATGATCTTTCATCTAACCTAGATGGTATTACATCTGCTGTCGATCCCAACAATAGTATTGTTGTTTGGTCATATCGTGGATCAGGTGCTACAGGAACTACTAACAACAAACTTCTTATCTACAACTATGCAGTAGATAAATGGTCAACTGGTAGTGGACAAGACCTAGAGTTTATCGCAAGTGCATCACAAGAAGCATTTACCACATTAGAAAGCCTTGATGTGTTAGGAGACCTAGACAATCTTCCAAAGTCACTAGACTCATACTTCTACAAAGAAGGTATTGTTGGTCTTGCTGGTTTTAATTCAGCAAACAAGTTTGGAAAATTTATTGCAAACAGTCTATCTGCTACAGTAGATACAACAGAATTTGAAGGAGCAAAAGGAAAGAGATCAACACTTATTGAGTGCAGACCAATAGTTGATGGTACAACAAACACAACTGTTACTGTCACTCCCATTACAAGGCAGTCACAACTTGATACAACCTCAACTGGTTCTGCTGTTAATACTAACGATACTGGCACTTGTCCTTTACGATCTACCTCTAGGTATCATCGCATAAGAGTTAGTGTTAATGGTAACTTTGATACGATGTCAGGAGTAGATATAGAAGCGAGACCTGAAGGTGGCAGATAATCAGTTTCCAAGAGTTCCTTTATCTATACCAGATACAAGTCAACATTTAAGATTAGTTTCAACATCACTTAACAACACGATAGATGGTAAGCTGAATAGCACAGGCACAATTACATTAACTGCAAGTGCAACATCATCAACTTTGACAGATGCTCGTATTAGTGGTAACTCTGTTATATTGTTTATGCCAACTACAGCGAATGGTAGAACTGCTCTCAACACACTTCATGTGTCAGCCAGAGCAAGTGGTAGTGCAACCTTAACTCATGCGAGTTCAGGTAACACAGATCAAACTTTATCATATTGTATCATTGGATAATTTAGTAACACGAGTACCATCAGAAGATGTTGAATTTATATGGAGACAAACATATCCATTATTAATAAAAGCCTTAGACGAAACATATAACATAGAGGACATATATGAAGGCTTAATAGATGATCGTATGCAACTTTTTATAAGTTGGAATAATGATCGAGTTGAAAGTGCTATCGTAACAGAGATAGCAAAATACCCACAGTCAAAGGTGCTAAGATACTTTTTGGCTGGTGGATCTAACCTTGATAATTGGTTAGATAATCTACAACAAGTTGTAGAAAAATTTGCAAAATTACAAAATTGTACTCACATAGAGGTCGCTGGGCGTAAAGGGTGGGTACGAAAGCTGAAAGGATATAAAGTTAAAGCATACTTATTAAACAAGGAAATATAAAATGTCAAAAGGATCAAACCCATCAAATGTAACAACAACTACTGCTACTGAGCCATCAGAGTTTATAAGACCATATTTATCTCAAGCTATAGACTATAGCCAAGATTTATTTGAGTCTGATTTACCACAGTTTTTCCCTGATGCTACATATACAGGATTTGCACCAGAAACAGAAACTGCACTTGATTTGGCGACTGCAAGAGCTACTGCTGGTAGTCCTTTATTAAACCTAAGTCAACAAGAGGCAAACAGAATTTTATCAGGTGATTATCTGTCACCTACAACAAATCCATATTCACAAGCTCTTTTTAATCAAATGGCTGATGATGTAACATCGAAGGTACAATCACAATTTAGTGCTGCTGGTCGTTTAGGCTCTGCTGCAAATCAAGAAGTGTTAGCAGACTCATTAGGCAGACTAGCTAATGAAGTTTACTCAGATCAATTTAATAGAGAACGAGACGCTATGATAAATACTATGAGTACAGCACCTACGCTGGGAGCAGCAGATTATCAAGACATTGAAAGACTAGCACAAGTAGGAGCAGATAAAGAGGCTTTAGCTAATGCAAAATTACAAGATGCCATAAACAGATTTGATTTTGAACAGCAAAAACCATTTATAAAACTAAATGAATATCTAGGTGCTTTAGGTGCTAATGTTCCAACAACAACTGTAGAAACTCAACCAGTCTTTAGAGATAGAGTTAGTGGATTACTGGGTGGTGCTGGTGCTGGTATTAATATTGCAAGTCAATTAGGACTATCACCAATGGCTGGAGCAATCGGTGGAGGATTACTAGGAGGATTCTTTTAATGAATTTAGGATTCTTAGATAAAAGTTTAGCGAAACAATATCCACAACTTTATGGCACTAATAGAACAAGAAGTGGTTTGTTCCCACCTTCACAATCTATGCAAAATAGAAGTGTTGGACTACTACAATCTCCAGCAATCGAAGATGTAAGTGACCTATCAACATTTTTGTATAACAGAGCAGTAGTGCCAAGCGTAAATTATCTAGGTGAAAACATAAATCCAAATGTAGAACAAGCAGCTAAATATTTTGGATTCGATGTTCAAAACTTGATACCTAATTTACAAGAAAAAGATATTAATTTTAGCACAAAACAAACTACAACAGATCAACCACAAACACTAACACAAGAAATCCAAGCAGACATTGACAAAGCACAAGCCGATAAAGATGATAGACCTGATGTTTCCTTACAAAGTGATGGATTGCTTTCAAATGAACAAATTAAAAACAACAATGTAAAACCTAATTTATTAAATACATTTACATCTACACCAGCAACAGAAGGTGGTTTTACATACAATCTTTCAGTAACTGATGGTCAAGGTATAACAGATAAAAAACAAACTACAGAACAGACAACTGATGATGTAAAAGTTGATGATAAGGAACAGAAAGTCAAAGTAACTGGCGTAGATGATGCACCAGTTACAGATAGTTCAGTAGAAGCAGTACCTACATCTGATAATAAAGAATTAACACCTACTAGCTCTTTTATGAAAAAATTTGAAAATTTTGCTAATACAGAATTCGGACAGGATTTCTTTGCTAGTTTGTTAGCCGAGTCTGGGCCAAAAGTGGGCACACCAGTATCATTCGGTGCAAACTTTGGTAAGGCTTACGAGAAGGCAAAAGAAAAACAAGATGAGAGAAAAAATAAAGGTAACGAACAAGATTTTGCATATATAGTACAAGACACAGCTAATGGTCGTAATTATAATGCTACAGTTGATGCACAAGGTAATATTACAGTTGATGTTGATGGAGTAAAAATGCCATATAGATCAGATATGTTTGGTGCTGGAACAAGAATTACAACAGTTGGAAATATTGGATCTACAGCTATGACTAGAGGAGCTTTTTATGATCTAGCTCAAGAACTACAACCATTGGAAGAATCACTACGAAAATTAGTAAGATATAATGCAGATGTTGGATCTGCACCAAAGGGTATAGAAAAAATGGGAATAGAGTTTTCTGCCATGATGAAAACAATGTTAGGTGCTGGATTATCACCTCAAGAATTGGTACAAGAAGTAAACGCTGGTAGATTTCAAGGACAAATTGGTGCAAACAGATTAGAAATTGTTGGTGGTGGTGTAATGACTGAACAAGACGCTATTAGAATTATCAATGCTCTTGGAGGCGATCCATCAAAAATAACAACAAACCCTGAAGTGGTAAATGCTCTTATTTCAGACATTATTGCTCAAAAATATAGAAACTATGAAACAAAATTAGCTATTTACAATTCACAAGCTGGTACTGGTTTTTATTCTAATATGCCTAAAAAAGAAAAGATTACTTTTAGAGATAAGGATTTAGCATATATAACGCCTGAAGTATTACTTGAGATAAATCCTGATAATATTTCAATATTCTCTAAACAACAAATTTTAGATTTAGATATTAGTTTACTAGATACTCCTGAAAAAGAAGAAGCATATATAAAAAGAGCTGAAGAATTAGGAATAAAATTTTAATGACAAATCAAGAAAAAATAGCAAAAATTCAACAAGCATTACGATTAGAATTAAAAGATCAAAATTTAAGTAATGAGAAAATAGGATTAACTGAAGGATTAACTAGAGCAGCTGGTCAAGGAATAAGTTTTGGTTTTGGAGATGAATTAGAGGCCCTATACAACAGTAAAAAAAATAATACTTCTTATGATGAAGAACTTGAAAAGTCTAGACAGAAACTAAAACAATTTAGAGAAGATAGTCCAGTAGCAGCATACGGAGCAGAAATAGGAGCTTCAATACCATCTATGGTTGCTGGTGGTGCTGGTATCGCTAGATTAGGTATTAAGGGTGCTGGTAAAATAGCTGGTATTGAAGGTGCAGCTTATGGTGCTGGTGTTGGAGAAAACGCAGAAGAAAGAGCAAAAGGAGCTGCTGTAGGTGCAGCTTTATCAGGCACTACATCTAAAATAGCACAGAAAATTTTTCCTAAGACAACTGAATTAGCAAAAAAGTTTTTAAGAAATGATGTACGATTAACAGGGCCACAATCTGTTAAAGGAAGTGGTGTATTTGGTAATCTTGCTTATGATCTTGAATCATCGTCAACATCTATACCCGGTGTAGGTAAATCTATAGTTGAAGCTAAAACAAGAGCTTTATCAGATTTTAATAAGTTGGCTATGCTAGAAGCACTTGATCCTGTTTTAACAAAGGGCCAAAGAAAAATTTTAAAGAAACAATTAAATCAAGTTGATGGTACAGAGGCATACGCATTAGTAGATAAATTTTTACAAGATGAGTATGGCAAAGTAATTGGTAAAATAAATTTATCAGGCAGTCAAATTACAAATCTTGATGACGATATAATTAACATTTTACTTAAGTCAGACCTGACAGAATCACAAAGATTAGTTGTTTTAAAATCACTTAACAATCTTTATTTTAAAAAACAAAAAATAAATCCAGCAACAGGAGAAAAGTTTTTGTCTGGTAAAGACTTAAAAAATTTAGAAAGTGACCTATACAGTTTACAAACTAAATACTTTAAAAAAGGCGAGGTAGAGGACAGATTTTTTGGCGAAACATTTAAACAAATTAGAGATGCTTTTAAGAATATTGCCTCACAAACGCAAGGTGGTAAACAACTACAAAAAGTTAATAGTGCATTTGCAAGAATTGTTCCTATTAGAGAAGCAGTAACAGCAGCGAATAAAACTCAGGGTATTTTCTCATCTGCACAGTTTTTAAATGCGATTAAAAAGACAGATCAATCAAAAAACAAAATAATGACAGCAAGAGGTCAAAGCTCTATGTTAGATTTAGCAAGAGAAGGTGACGAAATATTTGGTCAATTTGTACCTGATAGTGGTACAGCATCAAGACTTATCGCTGGTGCAAGTGCAATAAATCCAGCTCTTATTGCAAGATTCATAGCACCTACATTTGCAGCACAAGCACTTTATGGTGGTGGTAGAGCATTATCTAGAGGTTTGTTAAATTTACCATCTAACTTAGCGAGGGCATTACCAGCTACATCTGGCCTTTTATCACAACCAGTAGCAAATCGAGGACAAGAAATTTTAAATAGACGAGGATTATTACGATGACAGTATCAAATTTTAGTACGACAGCCAGTAACAACACAGCAATAAATGGTGTTAATATATCAGAGGGCATGAGTCCATCTGATGTAAACAACGCTTTGCGTGAGTTTGCAAAAGACATTAGAACAGTATGGAACGACAAAGAGTGGT